GACATAAACCAGTCACATGTTTTATAAAACATTATTCCGTATAATGTTATTAATATTCGTGGAAACACTCTCCATTTATCAAAGCCTTCTGGGTTGTTGTACCAAGACTTTGTTTCTACTTCTATTACTTTAACGGTTTCTTCACTCATCTAAAAAATTCCATATTTTGTGTTTGTATTAAGTTAGCTTGTTGGTCTAAGTTAGTTCCAACCAAATTATAATACCCGGCAATATTATCATCTAAAATAACATTTGCATATATTATTTTTGACTCGTACCAGTTAGATCCATCTGGTATATCCATTTGTTGGTAATTATTAAATCCGGAAGAATAACCCATAAAAGCTAAAAGATTAGCTTGTCCTTGAGAATTATATTCTCCAGATTCGTTTTGACTTCTTTGATTTTCTTCTTGTTGAGATTGTATATTTTGAGCAACAATTTGATCAGCAACTTGATCGGCTTCTGATGCAGTCATAACAGAAGAAGTAACACTTTCTATTTGATTTTCCATAGTAGTTACTTGAACTTCAGCCATTGCAGCAGAAGGAGTATTATCTACTCCCGGCATAGGCATAATCGTAATTGATTGTAAGACTGTATTTGTTTGAACTTGGTTGGCTGCTACTTGATTTGATACAGTAGGTGAATTTACATTTGCAGCACTACTTCTAGAAACATTTACAGAATTATTAGAATTATTATTGTTGTTATTTGTTATATTGTTTGATGAACTATAACTTCCTCTTACTACTGTAGAAACTAAATTAGAAACAAGGTTTCTTGTGCTAACTATATTTCTTCTAGTAGCTCCTCTTTCTTCTTGCTCTTCCTCTACTTCCTCTGGCGTTATTTCTTCTATAGCTTCGTCTAATGCCTCTTCCTCTTCCTCTATTGCTTCTTCTTCATTAAAAAATTCTTCTACAACTTCAACAAACTCTTCTTCAGAAATTTCTTCTTCCATAAACACAAGAAAGTCTTCTTCCATTCTTTCCTGCACTTCTTCAAAATGTTGGATAAATTCTTCTTCTTCAATTTCGACTATTTCTAAAAAGTCGATTTCTTCCAAGTCAGGCAATGGATCAAGGAACTCAATATCGTACTCGCTATCAAGATGTATAAATAATGTATCATCTTCTAAGTTTACATCTATGAACGAATCAAAGTCAATATCATCAGTGATAAAAATATCACCATCATTATAATCAAAAGAACCCCTATCCCCAACAACTCCAAGAACAATCGTAGAGGTGTCTGTAAATTCATCCTCTCCCATATTGTATCCATAAAACATTTCATCTTCGTCATAACCAAATATTATATCCTCATCTACTCCGTATAGAAAGTCATCACTTTCAAAACTATTTGTTAAATCATACACATCACATAATTCACTAAAATCTGCATCTATTAAACACTCAGAAGAAAGGTTACTAAAAGACTCATCAATAGCTGTACTTACACTAAAATCATCTGTCTCAATAAAGGTTGTACTATTAGTGTCTTCGTACCGCATATACGTCACGGCTTCGTTGTTACCTTGAATGCCGATGGTCAAATCGTGATTCTGAATACGAAGCTCATCATAGCGAAAAGCAATTTCATTAGTCGTTTCATACAATATAGCTTGGAAGGTACTTTTTAACCCATTACTGTATTCAGAAACATTGTCCCACATAATAACAAAGTATTGATCTGTATCTGCTGTTTGTCCAAATGTTTGTATGTAGGGAGATTGGTTACCACTAGATCTTCTAATATAATCTGACCAGGCAGGAAAAACAGAATAGTTAAATGAAGTAGCTGGGAGCGTTTCCGATCTGTAATTTCTTACCCTTGGCACTGAAAAATTTGACTGGAAGGTAAAGAACCCGTTCATAGATATATTTACTTGATTAAAAGTCTGATCATAGAAAGTAAAATCAAAACCGATATTTTTAAGGCCTGACATCGAATCGTCGCCAAGGCTTAATCCCGTCCCAGTTCCAGTTATATCAATAATAGGATCAGTACCAATGTTAAATACAGGATCAGTTGCCCATGCAGATGTAGTTAAAAATAATAGTGTGATTAGCCTGAACATATCTTGTGCTTAGGATACTTCTTACAGAAGTCGCCTTTTCTATATGCTTTTATTTCATAACCAGTAAGTTCTTTTTTTACTTCGTTCCAGTCCGGTCTGTCTTCTGGATTTTGTTCCCATGCAACTTTTGCCTCTTCGCCTATCTTACCTTTATACGGGCATGGGCTGCCGGCTTGCATCATCGATCTCCACACGCGAGCATCCTCACAAAGTAAAGCAACGGCTGCTACCTTCATCCCCATGTCATAGAGACCTTTGGAAAGTTTCAAACGTTCGCAGTTTTCGTCCCTTACACTCCTCCCGGTAGATACACCAAAGAACTGTGTTTGGACTGCCGATGAAGCCCCCGAAGTGCATAGGTCCTGGGAATAAGACATGATGGAAGGGGCCACCGCTGACGGAGGCGGACTTTTAACTCTTTGTGTTACTTTTTGTGAGCTTTGGCTTGTAGAATTATTAGTGTTCACATTTTGCGAACTATTGGTATTAGTGTTCACATTTTGGTTATTGGTTGTAACATCAGAACTTGATGAACTAACATTGTTATTGTTGTTAGTATTTGTCGAAACATTTGTTGAATTATTGGTGTTCAAGTTGGTATTTTCTGAAGTTGCGTTGTTAGTTATCAAAGAAGTGTTGTTAACATTTTGCGTCTGATTAATCGTGCTAGTTACAGTCGATGTATTTACATTCGTATTATTTGATGTCGAGGTGTTAGTTTGATTAATTGTCGTATTATTAGTATTCCAATTGGTATTGGTATTGGTGTTTGTTGATTGACTAACATTGGTATTATTATTGTTATTGGTATTGGTATTGTTAGAAGTAACTGTAGAAGTCGTCGTAGTCGTATTTGTTATGTTGCTGTCCTCAGCAATAACAATAGAACTAACGACTATAAGCGATAGTGCAATTACAGATAGGTCGCGCCAAAAGGCTTTTGGTAACATAATAAATCATCTCCGACCTCTCTATCGTAGTTTCTCTCTTTGAACATCTATTCTTTCTTGAGCAATTTTTGTTCTTTCGTCAATGTTTTTTTCTTGCAACTCTAATCTTTCTTGATCTATAGAAATATCAGCATCATCAGATCTTATGTCATGTAATAAACGTTGTTGAAATTCTTGCCCTTTTCGTTCTTGATCCATCTCTTTTAACTCTAGTTCTTTTTGTCTTAATTGAACTAATGGATCTATCTGTAAATCTTGTTCTACAGTTTGAGTAAATAATTCTGTCATTTCAGCAATATCAAGCGCTGCTTCTTCTTCTAGTTTTTGTTGTAAGGCTTGTTGTTGCTCAGGAGGTATTTGACCACCAGATTGTTGCATTAACTGTTGATATTCAGCACTATTTTGTAATTCTGCTGTAGCAATAGCTTGCGCTTTGAATGAGAAATGTTGGTAAATATGAGCTTGTAAAGCAGATGCTACTTGTGGATTAGTGGCAATTGTAGGTGTCGCTAATGCAGCAGTATGTGCTTTTATGTGAGCATCATGGTCCTGTGGAGCAAAAGCCTGCAATTGACCGCCTTGCAATGCCGCAGCATTTTCGAGTGCCGGATCGGTCGGTTGAGGTTGTTGAGGAGGAGGCAGGATCTGCTCCACATTCTTTACGCCTATGGCTTCGTACATTCTACGATACGCTTCCCATAGCCCAGTAGGTCCATGAATTTGAGGATTGGATTGAACTATTTGTAGTTCAGTTTGTGCAATAGCTATACGCTGTGCCAATGAATGAATATTAGGATCGCTAACTGGAAGAATATCAACTCTGTCATCAAAGTCAGTTTGCTTTACTTCCGATTGACCATTATTTACCATGTAAGGATAAGATGGTGGTAAATAGTCTCTAAATAAAACACCTAGTAGTTTAAATTCTACTTTTTGTGCATAATGTAATCTTTTATGGATAGCAGACATAACACGCGTTCCGTGTTCAAGATTTGCTAATGTTGTTCCGACTGGAGCATTCTTATCCATTTGTTGGTAAGGATGATCGGCAATAGCCGCAAAATTTTTACCACTATCTTCTAAAAGTTTTAATAAATTAAACAAAGTTCCTGAAGGCTCTTTGAAAGGGAGAGGGATCAATGAATTTTGCAATGAACCTCCAGGAGCATCTACATCTCTAAATTCTCCCGGCTGTAAAGGAACATCGTCATCGCGAATACGAATACCTCTAGCCTTAAAACCAGCTGGTAAATTTGCTAATGTACCAGCATCAATTAATTGTCGGAGAATAGAAGTTGCTGAACGGGAAACACCACCAATAATATGTGGTAACCCAAAACCATAAAAACCTAATCCAGGTAAAAATTTGTAATGAACAAAATATTGTCTTGGTTTTTTTAAAGGATCGCTTTCAGCATAATTTCTTCTAATAGATAAAACTTTACCATTTACCGCATCAAGGGTAACTATGTAAGGAACTTTAATTCCTGTTATTTCTCCATTATTAGAATCTTCAAAACCTTCTAGATCTAGTAATGTATGAACTTCATATAATTCAAAAACATCATTATCAAATGATGTTCTTTCTATTCCCTCTTGTCTTGCTATTTCTTCCTCAACATCGCTAGTGCTTACATAACCACCGCTTTGTAAATCTACATCTTTATAAACACCAGATAATTGCATCTTACGAACATCATTACCGTTCATACTTAGTTGATGTGTTATCCGTGAAGCCGACACTAAATCAGTAGTGTTGTAAGGAACTATTAATTTTTCTGCATGAACAAAGCGAGCGCATGGCCTTGCCATTGTTGGATCGTAGTAAACTTTTTTAAAAGCTGAACCACTTAATGGAAGATAATAAAGGAGTTGATCCATTTCCGGATCATATTCTTCCATTTCGTAAGTGATTTGATAATTCATAAATTCTTGAACACGATCAGCTTGAGCGTCTACTTCGGGATTAGAATCTCCCATAATCATTGTTCGTACTGGACCGCCAGGCGGTAGTAATTCTTTATAAGCCATAGCTTGAAACTTTGTAGCGCTTTCCGCTAACATAGGATGAATAACATTCGATGCACCCTCAAATGGTTCAGATCTTTCTGAATCTAAAGTTCCAAGTAATTTAATGCCTTTTTCATAAGCCTCTTCCCAACCTTTTCGTGAAGATTTATCTTCTTCTATACCGCCAAGCAAATCATTAGAAATATCTTGAAGTTGATTTTCTTCCATATACTCAGCTAAATTAGCATCAAATGGAACCATATTCATTTCTTCAATAGTTTCTTCTTGACCAAACTCTATACCACCATCTTCAGTTTCAAAAGAACCTGATTCGATAACTTCTAAAAGTTCTGTGGGTACTTGTCCGTTAGAAGGAACTTGCTCTATTTCTAGATTTGTTTCTTCTTCCCCTCCCGGCCCAAAAGGTGTTTCTGTTGAAGCCATTAATTAATCTCCGATTTTCTTACTGCTTCATATCGAACATTTTGCAGTAAAAGTATTGTCGATAAAGCCGACATATTATAATCCTCATGATCCTTACAATCTAAGGGTGATAAACACTTACATTTATCTTTTACATTATTAAAACAAATAACTCTAGATACAACTTCTTCAAGAGTTATTTTATCTTTATCTAAAAAATCTTCAATGTCCATTTCCTAGAATACTCCAGAAAATTTACCACCTCTAGTTGCAGCTCCCATACCTCTCATGGTACTTTTACCACCAGCAGATTTTGGTTGCTTAACTGTTTTTTCTTTTGTGTAGACAGATCCACCTTCAGAAAACTTTCTTCCGGATCCTTTAGTCATATCTTCAATATAACTAGCTCGGTCGTAAGTAAAATCTCTATTAGCAGCTTTTGAATCTCTATCATATTCTCTAGCAATTCTTTCTCTGTCAGCATTAGATACTAATCTTGAACCTTCGTCCAAAAGATCTTCAACAGAACCACCACCAGCATAACCCGTAATCATTGGCTTACCAGTTTTGTCTGCTTCAGCTCTTGCTTTGTCATATCCTTCTTCATCATAAGAAAAATGTTTTTTTCCGACTCTTGGCATTTTATACTCCTTTATTTAATAATAAATGCGTTGTGTTGGAGGAGCGTCCTCATCCATTTCATCTTCAGGATAACGAACAAAACCTCCTTCTCTAAAGCGTAATATAGCCTGAGTTGTTGAATCTACCAAGTCATCATGATCACCATTCGGAAAAGATGCACATTCCTCGACAAGCTCATCAGCCCATTCTGTTTCTGGATGCCAAACAAGACCAGACTCAAACATTGGAGCAGAGGCATTTGCCCTTGCAACTTTGTCTTGTCCTGACCTTCTACCACCTGGAGTAAAGTTAACAACGGGTATTCCCATATTCCTTAGCTCTTGTGTTAAAGGCAAACCAGACGCCTTAGCTTCAATTAACACCATATCAGGATCATAGTCAATATAATGCTCATGTGCTTTGCGTTTTAATGTGGGAAATTCCCATCGCCCTTTTTCACTGTTTAATAATATTATATTAGGACCATCATCTTCTGTAGGATAAAAAACACCCCATGTCGTAATAGCACTATAATCAGCTCTTTCTGATTTTAAAAATGCTGTATCATAAGATTGAATA